CCACAGCGCATGGATGGCGTCCACTGTGTCCTGGCCAACCCAGACGACTTTGGGCTCAATGCCTTGCAGACGCATGCGATTGATTTGCTCGCGTACAGCGCGATAGATGTCGCGGCCCTTGCCAGCAGCGCCCATGAGCGCCAGGCGCGGTTCAGCCATTGTCTGGCTTGTCGAGCATGGCCACAGGCGCGAGCGCAGCGCTTGCGGCGTCCTGTGCGATCTGGAACGGGTTGACGAGCGTCACCTTGACGTTCAGGTCAACGTCGGACTGGATGCGGTCGCCATAGCGCTTGGGATCCAGCTTGGCGACCAGCTTGAGACGAGTGTCAACTCGCAGTCTCGCGCGACCAATGGCGACCTCGTCACAGATGACGCCTTTTTTGCTCAGCGCCCAATCGTGCGTCTCGTCGTCGGCAATCTCAAGGCATTGGTCAACGAGTGCATCACAATTTGCCGATCGAGCGCGCGCGAGCTGTACGGCGAAGGGTTGGTTTTTCGCCTCCCAGTCGTACAGCGTTTGCCGTGGCACGCCGACCTCGCGACACGCGGTGATAATGGGCAAGCCATCGTAAACGCGCTCGCACACCTGGTCCGCTTTTGCTTGATCGAACATGTTTGCGAATTTAGCCGTTCGCGATGCGCTTGGCAAGCGTCGTCCAGCGAGTAGCTGGTCCGAGCCCTTGCTCCTGCCTTCCAATTTAACAATTGTCTTCACATTTGTCACAATTGCCTTGGAACACTGGAACGGACGGAACGCTTGGAACAGGCAAAACCCCATGTAGCTGTAAAATCTACGCGTTGGGGATAAGTAGTATATATATATATCTATCCCCTTCAATACTCTGTTCCCTCTGTTCCCTTGATCTACTGCCGTTTCCACAATGTTCCGAACACTGTTCCTTCGATGTTCCATCATCTTTACATTTTCTTACACTTTCCTCACTTGACTTACGTCACCCATGTTATACACTACACACATGTTAGGCATCCCGCCTTAACAATTGGGAGTCGAAAATGGGTACAAAATTGACACAAAACACACTCGCCGCAACGCAGCGCACGCCGGGGCCGTGGACTCATCGTATAGACCCGCGCGGGTATGCGTATGGCTCTATGGTGCAAGGGCCGCGCGTAGAGAATATGCCTTATGCGCTTGAAATTCTCGGCGACGACTACCACGGATACGGCGGCGTAGAGACGCGCAACGCAGACTGTGCCTTCATCGTCCGCGCCTGCAACGCCCATGACGAGCTTGTGGCGGAATTGCGCAGCGTGATCCATGTCCTGCACGAGTCCGCAAAACAACATCGTTCGCGTGGCGATGATGCACACGGGAGAATTTGCGATCTGCACGCCGATGACAACGGCGCCGCACTGGCCAAGGTGGCGCCATGATGTGCAACAGCTGGATTATCGTGAATCGCGCCACTGGCCTACCTGTTTTCGAGACGTGGCAGCGTAGCGTCGCCGACAAGGTGAATACCGCGCGCTATGAAGTGTTGACCGCATACGAATGGCTGGCGCGGTTCAACCGATCGGTTCGCGCCTGATTGCCCCGCCCCTGCGCATTCCCTTGTGAGTGCGCAGTATCGGTCGCAATCCTGCGATTAACTGGGAGTCACGTTATGGAACGCGAAATTGACAACATGCAAGACATAATCGACCTGCGCGACGTGATCGCGCGCGTTGAGGAATTGGAAGAAGAACGGGAACGTTGCACACTGACAGCTCCAGACGGAACGGAGACAGAAAACTCCGAAGGATGGGCGGAAGTGTTCCCGGAAGAAGCCGCAGAACTTGCAATGCTCAATACGTTGCTTGAGGAATGCAAAGGCAACGGCGGCGACGAACAATGGCGCGGCGATTGGTATTCGGTCACACTGATCCGTGACTCGTATTTTGAGACTTACGCTCAAGAGCTTGCCGATGACATAGGCGCAATCAATAGCGACGCGAGATGGCCAAACAATTGTATTGACTGGGAGCGCGCCGCTAGAGAATTGCAGATGGATTACACGTCCGTAGATTTTTTCGGCATCGACTACTGGACGCGCTGACATGACGCACAACCCATACCCCAGCCGCGACGGTAGCGCGTCCTGCGATGGCCAATGGCTTGATCCAAGCATGCGCCGAGACGCTAACCATATCCCAACGGCATCCCTGGAAACACGCTTGCGCATGTGGGCGCAGGATGCCCGGCGCATGCGCGAACAATTCGACAATCAGCTACGGAGTCAATCCCCATGATCCCCGCCCTCATCCTGGCTGCCGTTGCCAGTGCCCAGGCGCTCCCTGAGCGATTTACGGTGCTGTTGCCTGTCAGCGACAGCCTCACGTACTCCGGCACCGTCTACGGTCCGCAGAATGGCCTGTACGCGGTGCAGTGGACGCAATCTGATACCGATACGGTCTTTGTCGATTCAATGGAGCCATTTGACCTGGCGCCGATCGATCAGACGGGCGCAAGCGCGTGGTACCTGCAAGCATGGTATCTGCCGAACGGGGTGTGTTCGCCTTTCGGTTGCGAGCGCACGTACGCATGGGATTGCCCGGCATGGGCAACGCCTGCACAAGTCGTCGTCAATTGCCGGGTGCAGCCATGAAAACCCGCGCCGAGTACAACGCTGCCAGCCTTGCGCGATTCAGGGAGAAAGGGGGAAAGATTGTCTACGTGCGCATGACGGCCGAGCAGTTTAACAACCTGGACCGTTTCCGTTTACCCAATGAAAGCGTATCTGGTTGCGTGCATCGGCTGATTACCGCCGGCATCAAGGAAACCCGCCGTGCCTGCCAAGCATTGGAGCCGTACACTGTTCATGTGCCAGCCTGCTGGGAACCCGAGCAACCTGGACCTTAGTCGTCGAACAACTCCCCGGGCGCCGGCTCATCCCCGGCGCTTATTCGTTGCCAGGTCCGCTTGCGCTTGCCGGACTCGTCGCGTTCCCCCAGCGGGTTGTGCCAGCCCATGGTCTTGAGCACGCGTCCCGCGCGCTGCTGATCGCCCAGCGTCTGCTTGCCAATGTCGATCCCGAGGCCATCGCGCAGTACGTCAGACATGAGCAACCTGGACTTTCCGATCACATACTCGGTCAGCACATCCTCCCAACTGTCCGGCGCGCGTCGCGCTTCCTGCTGGCGCCCGGCTTCCTCCCACGGCACATCCCAGTATCTGGCGCCCGCGCGGATCTGCGATACGGCTTCGGCAAACAACTGGTCGCGATGTTCGCGCAGCCACGCATGATCGATTGCCCCGCATACGATCGGCCAGAATCGCCGGGCGCCCGTATCGTCGCGGTTCCAGTCCTTGCGGTTTGTGGTGCCTACGAACACGCATTGGCGCGGGTAGTCTTCCGTGTGGCGCCCGTACGATGCCCGATAGCGATCTGACGCGCATGAAACGATCCCCTTGATCCTATCCACATCCGATTGCCTGAATGCGTGCATTTCCCCGATTTCGAGCAGCATCTTGCCCTGCAGCGCATCGAAAAAATCCTTGTTTTCCCAACTGATGTGCAGCTCTGCAAACCAGTCGCCCCCGAGGATGCCCAACGCCATGGATTTGCCGATGCCCTGCGCGCCCTCGAACACAGGCATGTAGTCGCATTTGCATCCCGGTGAGAACACGCGTTTGACCATGGACAAAATGAGGTTCCTGCATACGGCCGCGTTGTACTCGGTGTTGTCAGCGCCAAACCCGCGCGCGGCCAGGTTTTCCAGGTACGGAAACCCATCCCATTGCAGGCCATCCAGCCAGTCGTACGCGCAGTTGCGGTGTTCGCGCTTGGCGTAGGTTGCCGCGGCGTCGCTGACGGTGCCCTTGGTGATCTTGCCTATGCCCACATCGCGCTGCAGGTACAGTTGCAGCCGCAGGTCGTCGGCGTCCGTCCACTCGCGTACGATTTCCTGATCCCAGTCATGCAGGATGCGTTGCAGGAACACGTCGAACCAGATATGCCCGGCGATGTTGGGGTCGTGCTCGATCACGCGCACCGCGTTGTCGAGCGTGGGCACGGGGATGCCGTGATCGGACAGGATGAGCCCCAGCTCTGCCCAACGTGGTGGCCGTGTCTTGAGCGCGCGGGGTTTCTTGACCTTCGTCTCTGCCGCCCTTGCCTGCGCCAGCTCCGGAGCGTCCGCGGGCAGCGGCGCCACGCGCGCTGGCACTGGCAGGGGTTTCAGGTGCTGGACGATCCATTGCTTGGGCAGATGCCGGGCCTCGACTTCTGCCGGCGTCCAGCATTCTGCAGGATTGCCGGGCGCGAACACAGTCAGGCTTTTGGCATCGCTGACCGATTCCGGGAGCGCCGCGACGTACGCGTCCAGCCGTTGCGGCAGGGGATTGGCCGGCCACAGCACGGCATCGCGATTGAGTACGGGCAGCGCTTCCTTACCATCCCAGTCGATCACGGGATTGGCCGGGAACAGCCGCGTTGCCGCAGCGAAGTTGTTTGCGCCCTGGACGACGATGACACGGGCATCGGGGAATCGCACTAGCGATTGCATCCCCGGCAGTTGTGTTGTGTTTGACAAGTGATACTCCCACTACGGCTTGTGTTGCGACGCCGAAGCAGGTATATTCCGCCTCGGCACTGACTCCCAGTTTGTTGCCGCCATCATCCACGCCGCCTTAAACAAGCGGCGTTTTTTATTGTCCTGTCACGCCCGGTAAGGATTTCCCGCAACGCCAGGACTGCGCCCCGTTATGGCACACGGTTGCGCTGGTGCGTTCGCTCACGGGGTCGGCGGACCGAAGTCGATGGTGACGGTGACTTCCGTTGCGGTCGTGACGACGGTGACGACGCCCGTGCCTACCGTGCCAGCGCCGGGGTTGCCGGGGCCGATGGTGGCGGTGATGTTGCAGGTGTTGGTGCCGCTGCCGGAAGGATCGGCGACGCCTGTGACCAGGCCCGTGATGTCGACGGTGGCAACCGCAGTGTTGTCGCTGGCCCACAGGTAGCTGGCCGTTCCCAGGTTGTTGGTGGCAGTGGCCTGCGAGGTCTGTGCGTTGACCGCGTTGGCGTTGAGTGTAACGGTATTGGACATGTCGTTCTCCGGAGTAAGGAAGGTGATCTGGACGCTTGCCGCGCCCGTGACAGAGTCTAGCAGGCGCCGCAGTAAGCGGATGATCTTGCGTAAGTCGGTGTGGATGCTCATACGAATTTCATCTTGGCGATGGTGGTCTGGTCTTTGCTGTCGGTATAGGGCAACAGGCTCATCCCCTTGGGCACGCGGGGATAGGATTTGCGCGAGCCTATGGCCTTGATGAGCGGTGCCCAGAACTCGTTTTCGTAGCGATTGGCGTCAAAGCCATGCGCGGTCACGTACGCGTTCTCGAAATACGTGGCAACCGTATGGCCCCCAGCGTAGTGCTCAGGCGGATACTCGCGGCAGATGTCCGATTCCAGCGATTCGTGCCAGAACAACGCGCCCTCGACGATCTGCAGGACGCGCCCCTGGACTTCCCACGTCTCCGGGACGGCCTGGTCGACGTAGACGATGCGCTCGCGTTCATCCCAGCCCGCGCAGTAGGGGATGGTAAACCCGCGTTCGATCTTCCACTCCCCCAGCCGCAGCGTGGTGGCGTCGTCCAGGTCTTTCAGATCCGGCAGGCCCGACGGGGAAAAGTGGAATGACAGGTCGCCGATGCTCATTTGCCGGGGAACGGAAACGGTACGGCGTCAGGATTGGGGCCCGGCTCGCGGGTTTTCTCGCACCAGATCATGATGCCGCGCTTGGTGCCGCCATTGGTGTTGCCGTCCCATAGCAGCGCATCCGGCCAACTGACCGTGCCCAGGATCGGCCTGGCCATGTCCAGTATCCACTTGCCGCTGACCTTGTCGGCCTGGTAGCAGGCGCCGATCATGCCGCTCTGGATGCCGCCGGTGTCCTGGTAGAGCGTGTTGGCGCGATCCAGGTTTGCCTGCGCCTTGCCGCGGTCGTCGCCGGATAGGGTCGTGACGAACTCGCGATAGCAATGGGCCCAGTTCGGCCACAGGTCGTCACCGATCGGCAGGTACGGGGACTTGTCGACGGGCACAGGCGCCGGGGGTGCTGGCGGCGGGTTCAGCATGAGCTGGCCCGTCTTGAAGTCGACGAGGTTGTTGGTCGCGTCCTGGGTCGCTACCCACTTCGTCCAGAGCTGCGCGTTGGCCGAGAGTGCGGGCGCAGCGGGTTTGGCGGCTGCCGCAGCGGCGGGTTTGGTCGGTTCGACACTCATAAAAACTCCTACGGTTTGCGCCGCGACGGCGGCATGGGCGGGGTGATCTTTTTCAGCTTTTTGTTCAAATTGTGTACTTTTTTACGCGTTTCCAGATCGTTGCGGACGTGTACGACAATCCCCCACAAAAGCGCGAGGAACGATATGCCTACGCCTACAGCGATCCAGTCCACGTCACGGAGTTGTCGGCGCTGGCGTGAGCGGGGTGCCGCTGGGTTTGCAGTCGATCGTGAACGTGACGGTGCCAGATGCAGGCACACCTGACGCCAGGCTGCCGGCGTAGTGGCGCACGCAATCCTTGTCCAGATTGGTCAGAATATCCTTGACGTTGGCCTGATTGCAGCCGCTAAGCAGCGCGGTTACAGCAAGCGCTTTGACGATGATAAACAACTTCATGGTTTTGGCTCCGGTGGTGGAAGGGGTTGCTGCTGAACCAGACGGCTGAACGTCTGGACGAACGTGACCGCGATCGTGAAATACACGTACTGCATCGCGTGGGCTGCCAGGAAGGCGTTGCGCGTGGCTTCCGGCATCAGCGCCAGACCCGTCGCGATCGAGCCCTGTGTGGCCATCTGGAAAGCGCCGACCTGCATGGACACCCAGCGCCAGCTCGCCGGCCAGTTAGCGACAAGTTTCATGGCGAATCCTCCGGCCACGGATCCGGCGGGCACCCGTCGTGGTCAGCCATCTTTTCCAATCTTTCCAGCAGCTCATTATATTTCTGCGCACGCGCGGCGGTGAAGGTTCCGACAGGTGCTGCGTCGATCCGACGCAATGTTGCGCGACCGCCGCCGGTGCCGATGATGATGACGCTCATTTTTTCTGCTCCAGGTTCTGAATGCGTTGACGGTAGATGTCCGACCATGCCCGCAGATCGTGTAGCTCGCCTTCCGTTGCAATCCTCTCCCGTGTTGCCTGTTCCTGGGCGCTATTGGTTGCCCGTGTAAGCGCGCTGTCCTGTCGCGCCAGTTCGATCACTGTAACGCCCAAACAAACCACTGCTACGCAGGCGCAAAGGATGCTGACCCAGCCCCCGCTGGATACCGTGAAACTCTGGTTGTGGCTGTTGTTTCCGTTGCCTTGCGAGTCCAGCAATTGCTCAAGCCGCGTCGCGATATGGACGAGTACGTCCATGGTCGCGTCGAACGATTTGGCATCCCGGCTGCGTGCATCATCTGCGGTTGTTTCGTCCGTTTCCGTTGCCATTGTTGAGCAACCCCTGTTCGATCAAACGGTCAAGATTCTTGGCGATTTTCACCACAATTTCCTCCAAGTGCTCAAGATCGCTGCGATCTATCGCCCGGTCTATTTCCAGCTTGGCAACGCGTCGCAGCATTTCCTTGGGAGAAACCGCGATCAGTGTGAACACCGCCACGATGCAGGATATGACGACGGCGATGACTGCAATCGTCTTGTCTTCCATCACGCCGCCGAGTCCGGTACGGCGCGCAAGGCCTGCGCCCCATACGCCCCGCGCAGACGCGCAGAGCAGCCGGCCAGGTGTGGCATCAGGATGGCAATGCCCTCGGGCGGCTGGCCTTGCAGGCGCAGCAGGTTCGCCATCTTTTCCGTGATCTGCGTCATGTCGTCGCCGGTTTCGATCAGCATGCCCAGCGTCGGCAATTGCTGCAGGACGACGTTCAGGATCGAGGCTTCCTGCTGGATAATCGCTTGCATGTTTGACATGGGTCAAAAACTCCTGTGGGGTGAGTGTACGCTTGGTTTAGGCCGGGGTGAATAGCTTGGTGTAGCCGGACGCTTTCAGGTGGGCATTGTTGTCCCAGGCAAACTGCCCAGCCAGAGATACGGCGGCATAGATTTCGGCCACCGTGATCTTGTCGCAGCCGCTGGCGACCATGGCTTCCTTGAGGATGTTGTCGGCCACTTCGCGGGTGGTTGTCTGGACCCAGTAGAGCTCGTCGTGGACGATCGCCGCGCAACCGTACTTGCCCCACGGCGGGTACACGTTCCAGAACGGCCGCGGCACGCTGGCAAAATCGGTGATCCGGCCCTTTGGCACGGTGATCGCCGCGTTCAGCAGGTCAGACCAGTAGATGAAGTCGTCGAGCAAGTACCAGTTGACGCCATCCGTCTGCACACCATGCCAGATCGGGGAAAGTTTGGGGGCGGCGGGGAAGTTGCTCATTCGATGATTTCGCGGACGTGGATGTTCGGCCCCCAAGAGTTACATTGGGCTTCGTTCTGCGTGTCGTACACTTCATATACCCCAGAGCGCCCTGGGCTAATCCACCACTCTCGCGGCTTAGCCGGTTCCTCCGGCGCGACGCGATAGTCCATTTGAGACCAGTTCCATACGGATTCCCATGTCACCAGCGTCCAGCGATTACCCTTTGGCTCATCGAGCGCTATACATTCAATCCTCGCCCCGCCCTTCGCCGCCGCTTCCACGGCACGTCGATAGTCTGCGTCGCGCGTGGTTTTCCAATAGTTCAGATTCATCCCGTCAGCTCCCCATACCACTTGGCGATCTTTGCCACATAGTCAGCCGTCTGTTTCGCATTCGCCTGCCCCGTCACCTGCGGCAGTGCGGCGATGATGGCGACATAGTCGATGCTGCCGCCCGCCAGGCGCTGCGCATGCACGATATTGCCCGTGCCTGCGTTGTAGCTGGCCTGCGTCAGCCGGCGCCGATCTGCCTCGCCACGCCGTGGGTCGTGCCAGACCTTGCGCAACTGCGCCATGTAGTACGCGTACGCAGGGATGGCCAGCGTCGGGTCATAGGGGCTGGCGTCGGGTGCGTACCCGAGGTCGTCAGCGACTTCCAGCCACGTGTCTGGCATGAACTGCGCGATGCCCATGGCGCCCGCGCTCGATTTCGCCTTGGGGTCGTACAAAGACTCCTGCCACAACTGCGCCGCGCCCCATTGCCATGGCCACATCGGCAGGTACGCGGTCATGGCGGCCTGAACCTCGGCCTGGTACGGGCATTGCGTGAGGACGGCGGTCATATCGATGCTTCCTGAAAGTTGGCGGAGCTGGTCAAGGGTGATGCCGGAACCGCGTGCTGCTCCGACTCCCAAGCGAATCGCGCCAGCAATATTGCATCGGCCCGACCATCGTCTTTTTTGCGCGTCAGCCATGGCACGGCTCCGGGGAATCGTTGCATCGCCAGCGTGCGGCTGGCGTCCTTGTCGGCCCCGATGAGGCCGGCCCACTTCTTCCACCGTGGCGGCGTGATGAGGGTGTAGCCAATCCCGAGCGCGCTCAGCACGCCTTTGACGATGCCGAAGCCCTCGCCGAACCGGAACATGGATGTGCCCCCGTTACCAGGCATCGCGCCCACCTGTTCGATGGCCGCAAATACGTGCGCGCCTTCGGATCTGCGCAGGATCGCGCGCAGCTCGATCACGAGCGCGGTCGCCGACACTTCCTGCCCGCTTGTCTTGCGCGCACTCACCGGCATGTCGAACACCTGGATGGGCTCGCCGTCTGCAAGTATTGCGATGGCGCCGGATTGTCCGGGGTCGATGCCGATCGTTATTCGCATCACTGGAAGTACCAACTTGCAATCGCCGCGATGCTGCAGCCGACGCCGACGATGATGACGCACCAGCACAGGAAAATCAGGTGGTTTCGCATGGCTTACACTCCTTGCAGTAGTAGCTCGCTGTCGGCAGCGTATCTGTTGGGGGTTTTCCCAACCAGACACCCTTGACCCACTTGCCGCTGCCGGTGGTGCGGATGTGATTGTATCCGTACGGCGCAGGGGTCTTTTCGCATTTGCAGCAGACAGTGAAGAAGACGCGCCCGCCCGTCGACTTGAGGGTGCGGTAGCGGGTGTGGTTGAGGTCGGTCATTTCAGGCTAAACGTTCTGGGTTTGTCTTCGATCAGTCCATCGCTGCGCAGTTTCCACAAGTACACATACACCGTATTGGGCGTGACCCCGATCAGGTTGACAAGCTCAGGGATAGTGCGTGGCCTGCCTTTCAGCAATTGCAGGATGCGCTGGCGGATGCCTTTGTCGACCTTTTGCGTTCCCTTGGCGACGAATGCCATGCGTGGTTCCTTTTAAGGATAAAATTCTTATTGACACGGGGCGAAACATACACTAAGATTCATATCGCGTCAACAACAACCGGGAGTCACAGATGTACAAAACGCATGAGCAGTATGTTACCGAATTTCGCACAATGGGTTTCGGCTTAAATGAAGCCCACCGTGCTGCGCGTCTGGAAGTGATCGAAGATCATGCGTTGGAAGCGGATGCCGATGAAGCTGTGCGTGATTGCCTGTGCGAAATTATCAACTTCTTGAAGGAAGGGAAATGACCGAATCCACACTCGTCCGCACCGTCACCCGCGACATCGGCCACGACACGTTCAAGATCGTCGCCGACGCACGCACGCATTTTCATCCGATCGCATTGCTCATGGGCCCGGCAGCGATGGTGCTGTCGCGCACGGAGGCCCTGCACATCGCCCGCGGTCTTATCGATGCCGCCCAATTTCTGCCGAAAGGCTAATCACGTGAGGTACTTTATGTCTGATCCAAAAACCAAGTCGCGCCTGTATCGTTTCCATGACAAGAAAACCGGCGACGTGATTTTCTGCCGCGCCAACACGTTTGCGCAGGGCCTGAACTATTCCACGCGCGATCGTTACGAAGGCCGTGTCTGCACTCCCGACGACATGATCGGCGTCTCAAAGGATGAGATTCTGGACGCCACCATTCCAGGAGTGCATCCGGATCAAGCCACCCCTGCCGTTGCCGGATAAATCCGTGTGACCAAGAAACATTCAAAGACCAATCAACGAAAAGGCGGGACGCTTATGAAACGCACATTCTTGCAGCATCTGGCGGCGGCATTGAAAACGTCTATGGGTGCCGTACTCGAAGGCGTCGACATTGACGCTTTGGTAAGCGAAGCTGCCAAGCAATCCGACGAACACAACAAACCCAACGGCGGCCGCAATCGGCATCCGGCGATCAAGAAACGTCACACGTCGCGTACTAAACCGAAGAAACGTGCGCGCGCAGTTGCGCGCCGCCGCAAATAATGGAGAAGCTAATGTGCCTCGACGACGCGCACGAAATCCGTCCGCCGAAGTCACGCAGCTACGACGCGTGGCACAAGGCGCAACTAACGCAACTGGCTGATGCACTAAGTCGCACTTTCCCTATTCCCATGGTATGGAAAACGGAAGCCGAAATTGAGGCCCTGTACGCCGCGGATCAGGTCGAGCCGGAGGAAGCGGAACTGGTCAAGGAATACAAGGACCGGCGCGGTACTTAATCCACTAATCCACAAAGCGAGGTTTTACACATGAAATTTCCCACAGGCGGTTCCGGGCAAGACTTTGAAAAAGTCCCGGCAGGCACGCACATTGCCGTACTCAACATGTTGGTAGACGTTGGTACGCAGCCCGGCAATCCGAAGTTTGCCGGCATCAAGGACAAGGAAGGCAAAGCCGATCAGCGCGGCCTGCCGTGCCCGACGGTGTACCTGCGGTTCGAGGTGCCGGCCGAGCGCGCGACGTACCAGAAGAACGGGCAGGACGTGGAAGGTCCGATGACCATCTATGCCAACATGCGCGCATCGATGAACGAGAAGGCGAACCTGCGCAAGGCCATCCATGCGCTCAACGGCAAGCTGACGGATCAGGAAGCCGAGCTGTTCGACATCGATACCGTGCTGGGAAAGGCGTGCATGATCCTGGTCGAACACAGCGAAGACGGAAAGTATGCCAACGTGAAAAACTTCATGGCGCTGCCGAAGGGTACGCCGTCACCGAAGGCCGAAAACCCGTTGCTGCTGTTCTCGACCGAGAAAGATGACAGCTACGAGTCGTTGCCGAAGTTCCTTCGCGAGAAAATCGACGGACAGATCCATGCACAGGCATCGACGCCAAACCCTCAGAACGCCGGCACTGGTCCCGGCAAAACAACCCAGCAACGTGGGAGTAGCAATCCTGACGATCAGTTCGCGGATGCAGAGGCGACGCGGCAGGCTGACAAGTCCAGCGGCGTCGGTCCGATCGAAGACGATAGCATACCGTTCTGATCCACCATGGCGCACGGACGCGCCGAACTTTGGGAGAATGCTGTGTGCTACGCCTTGATTCGCGTCACCTACAAAACCGAGAAGGGCAAACCGGAGACGCTGGAATGTTCTAGCGAAGCCGAGCTTGCGACCAAGATCAATGAAGTGCAGGGACGCGACCAGGTCATTCGGATCGGCGTGTTCAAATGCGACTACCACATCGACCGCACGGAGAAGTGGATTTCGACGCCGTATGCGGTTACACCAGCAGGGGATCAGACGTGAACATAAAAAAGTTTCGCCAGCAGTTAAATCGCCTTGTGAAAGAATACGATGCTTCCGTGAAAAACGATAATCGTCGTGACAATCGTTTGTTCCTAGCAGAAATGGAACTTTTGGACTGGGCACAAATAATTCAATCTGCACGTCTTTCGGAGGAAACCCACAATGTCTGATTCTGGCGGCCACTGGTATCTGCGTGACGGCTCACCCTGCCATCAGGTCGCCAACAAGACGGGTGGCAAGCGTGACTTCAATTTGCGCTGGGATCGTCGTCTAAAGGCAGTGCCGTCGGTGACGACAGTGTTGCGCGTGATCGACAAGGAAGCACTGAACAATTGGCGCGTCGAGCAAGGTATTTTGGCGGCGTTGACGCTACCCAGGATACCCGATGAGCCGGAGCTGGCCTATCTGGAGCGCGTCAAACAGGACAGCCGTCAACAATCGCAGGATGCTGCTGCCGAAGGCACCCGTATCCATTGCGCAGTTGACGATCATTTCTCCGGTCGTGACTTTCCAGAAAAATATCAGCCTCACGTCAAAGCAACATTGGTTGAAATTGCGCGTTTGTTTCCAAACGTAAATGACTGGGTAAGCGAAAAAAGTTTTGCGCATCCGTTGGGGTTTGGAGGATCTTGCGATCTGCATTCTACCGAGGTTTTTGTAGCAGCCGACCACAAAGGAAAAGATGGGGAGCTGTGGACCGACGGCGATCATGTTTATGCACGCCTGACTCAAGATGGCGAGGTAAAGGACAAGCGATGCGACTACGATCAAAATTGGCAGCTCGCACCGTACCTTGTCGGACTTGGCCTTGCCGATCCAAACGAGCCCAGCACATTCAAACAGGCTGCGGCGATTTTTATCTCGCGCACACATCCGGGATCGGTAAGTGGGCGTATATTCTCTGCCGCGGAAATGTACCATGGCTGGCGCATCTTCGCTGCCGCGCTACAATTGTGGAAATTGTTGAAAAACTACGACGGAGCATTCTGATGTCCACCTGGCTCACCGTCGTTCGCAGCGCCCATCGCAAGCGCCTGCGTCACTGGCTCGAATGCGCGGGGTTGCTGATATTCTGGACCGTTGTCGCGTCGATCTGCGCCATACTTTTTATCGAGGAGGTTTGAATCATGGGTAATAAATCGGACGCAAACCAAGCAATCGAATCAGGCTTGGAGATTGGCTGCGTTTTAGCTGTAACTATTTCATGGAGCGTTAACCATTCTATTTTGTGGGCGATATTCCAAGGGTTACTTTCCTGGATATATGTCATCTACTTTGCGATGAATCGGCCATGAAACGACTACTGCTCGCCATCGCAGCCTCCTACCTGCTCGGCGTTGCCTACGCGCTCGCTGCCGTTGTCACGCCGCTCCCTGTCACGCTCACTATCCACGCCAACGGCGCGACCTACACCGTGCAAAGCATGTACTCGTCAATGGTCTTCGGTGCCGGCGGCGCGATTGCGCTCGACTACACCAGCGATAGAATTTTTTGTTCTGACTTCACCGACAGCTCGGCATGCTGGGAACGGCTACCGTAACCAAAACGCACCGCGATAGAGAGGATGGTATGAAGTACGGCGCAGCAAACGAAATTCCACCTGTCGAAGTTTTTTGCCCCGACGACGAGTTCAACAATGCGATTCGCAAGTTTGGCGTAGTCGCGGCTTGCGAATGGTTTGGGCACGAACACGACAGTAAGTTCACTCAGGAAACAATTGATCTTCTGTGCAAGCGCAGCGGAGTCCGGCCATGACCCCACAACCTACCCCGATGACGGCAGAACGGGTGCTGAAAGTTTTGGACGACGAAATTGCAGCGTTGCCGACGATTACTGGAATGATGGGACTAAAAGGCGTTTCAGCCGATCCCACGGAAGCAGTCGATCGCCTGCGCCAAGCCCGCACCGCCGTGGCCGAACTCGTGCGAGAGAGGGATACATATCGCCAGTATTGGCTAGACCTTGTTGGTGACGACAACGGTAAGACAGCTCTTGAACGGGATGAGCTCGTGCGAAGGAATGGGGAGTTAACTGCTGCGGTCGAACGGAAGAACTGGGCGCTCGGTGAAGTGAAACGGATACTTATTTCCCCTGCGATGACTAGCGTTTTCTTCTGCGCTCAAAACCACAGCATGCCGTACCAGGGCGAAATGACTTCCCCGCTCATCGAAGACGCCATCACCTACACCGGCAGTGCTGGGCGTCAACAGGAGGAACAATCGTGAATGATCTGATGGCGAGAATGGCGGAGGCGTTGCGCGGCTGCCAATACATCGTGGCACTGTTCGCCAGCAAGAATCCGAAGTGGAAGCGCAGCAACGGCAATATTCAAGACCCTGCCGGCGCTCATGCGCTGCATGCTGAAATTCCAAAACTGTTACAGGAACAGTACGACGCCCGCCCTTCCGGCAACTCGCAAGAGGGGTGCGTATCCGTGCCGCTGGAAACGTTGCGTAACTGGATGCTGCTGGCATCGTGTGGGCCCGGTGGACTGCGCCGGCAGATCGAACCTTACGTAGTCGCAGCCCCTAGTGACGCATCTGTGAGCTTGGGTGAAGCACCGCGGTGTCCAAAATGCGGATACTCCTACGACGATTGTCGTCTGCACATGGATCATAACTTGTGCGGCGAACCTACCCCCTCCCCGCAGCGCGAGGAAGACTACTCAATCCCGCTTCATACGAATCCCGCATCCACAACCGAGGGTGGGAAGTGATCGCTGCCCTATTTGTTGAAACTGGCGGCTGCTACTTCGGATTGCCGAACGTCGATCCGTGGGACAAGGCGCGTGACGCCAGGTTGTATGCAGGCCCGTATCCGGTTGTGGCGCATCCGCCGTGTCAGCGCTGGGGACGGTTTGCCAAGGGATCGATGCAGAAGCAGGATCAGATCACCGGTGACGATGATGGATGCTTTAACGCAGCGCTCGGTGCCGTGCAGCTCTATGGCGGCGTGCTTGAGCATCCAGCGCACTCGAAAGCGTTCCCAGCGTTCGGGCTTGCTACCCCATTGAATCGCGGCGGCTGGTCTCAATCCGGGCAAGGCTGGGTCTGCCAGATCGAACAAGGCCATTACGGCCATAAGGCGCGCAAGGCCACTTGGCTGTACGTCGTCGGCGAAAGGCCGCGCAACCTGATTTGGGGACATTCCGGACAGCGCCTGCCTGCGAAGCGCCTGGGTGAGCGTGGCTACGAATCCGCGAGACGCTGCGGGGTAATCGGCAATATGTGTTCCGCACATCGCCAGCGGACGCCAATCGCATTCCGTGACCTGCTAATCAGTATTGCATCCACAACCGCACAAGGAGAGGGGAATGGCTGACGGCGAAGACACTGCAAAGATCATCCGCGAAACAGAGTTTCCGATTAAGAATCCGGCTGTTCGCAGATTGTTCGCACGCGACGACAAATGCCCGGAATGCGGCGGCGAACTAGACACCGGCTGGGAATGCACCGACTGCGAATACGATGCGCGCGACGAGGCTTATCCGTCACACGTAAGGGGGAAGCCGTGAGCCACACAACAGGACAGGAGAAGGGGAATGGCTAAGCAGTGGGCGTGGCAGGATCATCCTATCGTGCGGCCTGTTGCCGGCAAATCGGTTGATTCTATCTGTCCGTCGAGTCCATATATGCGCAGGTGTCATTGTGGAAAATGCGCAGTTTGCGGCGAGCGCAAGCACTGCTCACTTCATGGACCGTTGTTCGGGCAAAAAGTTGGTGGCGAACCTTGGCACCACGAATTTACCCCGGAGCGCACCCCATGAGTAAGCATGAACTGGAAGCGATAGTGCGAGAGATGCGCGATGCGAATGCGCAGCTTCACGGCTACGGTTACATCCATCTGCATCCGAATGTTCTGTGCGGCTGGGCCGACCGCCTCTCCGCCCTCACTGCGCCGTCCGCTGAAACGCCAATAGATGATAGCAGCGATGCGTTTAAGGCGTTGTTGAAATTGTCGAGTGCGCTGGGTAATCCTTGCATTGATGTTGGCTCTAGTCGAACGATGGAGGATGCTTTGGTGGAGTATGCAATCACGAAATTGCAGAACACTCGTGCTGATTACAAATACCAATCGCCGCCGACACCAGAAGAACAGGCGCGATCCACGCGAGCGCAGTCAGTTACACCTGAAATGCCAAGGGGTGAGGTAACGGATGCGCGCTGGTTGCTGAGTCAGATTATTGCCGCACTGCCAACACGACGGGACTGGCTCGACCCGGCACTAGAATCCGCTGCGCGTTCCTTACTCTCATCCCGACCCAAGCCAGCGGGTGTAGAGGCGAGCGCTGCGGTGGCGTTCACTCCGACTGCGGAGCTGACGCTGATCCTTGAGCACGACAACGGCGCAGCGATGGCAGATGCGGCATTGGCGCTGATTCGCAAAGGCGGTATGGAAATAACTACAACAACTTCCGAGATGTACCTGCATCAGTTGCGCTTTCGCGTTGCCGAAGACCCGAGCCTTGAGAAGCGAATCAAGGTGTTCTATCGCGATCCGAAAACGTGCGAACTGCTTCCGGTCGGACTTGGCTACGAAGACGAGCTGCGCTGGCCCAAGGGGTTCTTGCGTGAGGCTTGGGAAACGGAATGCAAAATACAAAAAGTACGGCATCCAACCCCACCTATTGCCCCTTTGGAGACAGACAAGTGACGACAGCAGCAGAGTTGCAGGAACTGGCGTACTGCCTGACCACGATTCACGCAACCGGTATCGATGCGATGACTTTGGAAGCATCTGCACAAGCGCTCCGCGATTACGCCACCCTCAAGCAGCGCCAGGAGGCCGCTGAGCCTTTGTGTGAGAGCGCTGCGGCACCGTTTGTCCCATTCGACCCCTCGATGATCCCGAAGGAAATATACGACGCAGCGCGTAAGGTCGAGCTTTTCTTCCTGCGCATGGCTGTAACCGAATGGAAGCTAGGCGGCATCGAATCGCGAGACTATCCCACCCCACCGCTTGCGAAGCCCGCTACCGATTAGGAGACGACGTGAGCCTATTTCAATGCCCTGAGTGTGGATGCTGCGAGAACACTGCACTGTGCCCGTGGAAGCATCCTGATCGTGTGTGCAGCGCATGCGCTCCTGACGGCAAATGGCACGATGTCTTTCCACGCACATTCCTGCCTAAAGGAATGTTCATTACGAATCATGTCGGCAATCTCGCGCACAAGCAAACCGGCGATACCGACTTTCGCAAATACGCACTCGCCACCCAACCCCATCGGGATGATGGCAAGAGCGCGAACAGCCCTCGGCCTGATTGACCGGGATTACTTATGGACTACATCGAACATTGCAGCCGCGAAATTGATTGGTATATGCGCAATGGTGCGTTTTGCACGGAACGCATCGCCACTGATGCCGGTGGTATCAAATATGTTGTCGGTGATTTTTCGTGGAATGTACGTGGTCGAAATAAACCAGAGTACATAGAACACAAAATGGCAATTGCATTGAAGAAATTCGAGACGCCAATTAGTAAGGCAAACCCCACCGCCGCGTGATGTTCGCGCTCTATCCAAAAGGATGATCCACATGATTAAGCTGAGGACGGACCATGAAGAAGACTGAGCCGCATGTGTGGGTTATTGAGGTGCAAACAAAGTCAGGCAACTGGATTCCAGAGCAATCTTACATTACCAGATACAGCGCGCGCTATTTTCGTAGCTACTACTTCGGAATAACGGATCATGGGGTCCGCATCCGCAAGTACCGGAGAGTGCCATGACCGTGAAGACAGATCGGGAAAGCATCATTGCTTTGGTGTCAGATAGGCAAAGTGATATTGCAAATATGGTGCTGGCCCTGCTCGCGGATAGGGAGGCGGCAGAGAAAGAATGGCAGGAAACAACGGCAATCCTATATTCTGCGCTGGGCGCTGAAATTGACTACATCACGTTACTAGGGTTGGCCGAACGCGTACAAGAAGAAATTTCTTACCTGCGCAATTCAAAGAAAGCCGCCGAAGCTGCGCGGGATGCGATGAAGGTGGATGCGGAGCGATGGCATCACGTACAGCGCCATTTTGATGTTGAACAAGTTGACGTCGCCATCGATGCCGCACGGAAGGGTTAATTCAGCGTCACCACCAGGCTGCCGGAAATCGTCGCGCTTCCCAGTTTCTTCGGCGCGAACACGGTGCCGCCGCTGCCAGGGCTTTCGACCATCTGATAGGGTCCGCCACCTTGCTGTGTATCCCAGCCGGTGACGACACGCAGTCCAGGTGCAGAAGGTACGGTGCCGTTGAGCGTGGATTCGGTTGTCACAGAGCCCGGACCATAGGTGACGACATCAGCGAAATTCATGTGCGGGATGCCGGAGAAAATGTTCCCGGTGCCATTCCAATTGATGTTAGTGACGATCCAATGAATCCAGCTCTGGGAAGCAATGTTGCCGTCGACGCGCGCGGGCCACGTACCATCGCCAAGATCCCAATACGTCAGTGTTGCCTTCGGGCCAAGCCCGGCGTTTACCGAAGCCAGCGCGCGGAAGCTGCCGCCGGGGTAGTTAAAAAAGTTTTCGCCATTGAACGCATTGCCTGCTGGGCTGCCGGTCGACAAACTATCTTGTGAGTCGAGCACGAAATCGTAGTTGATGTCGTAGGCGTTGTTAATACGATAGCTGGGCGCGGTCAGATGGAACCCAAGGCAGTGATCGAACACATTGCCATCGGCAAACCCGATGTAGAAACCGATGTTGGAATGCTCGGCCGTGCATTCGCTGAATCGGTTCTGCGTTACATCATGCGTATTTGATGCCCACACCGTTGTCCAGATTTTCCACGCCACACCACCGGTCGCTGCCGTCGTCGCGCCGTAGCTGCTGGTCTGCGACAGCATGCGCTGGAAGACATTGCCGGCAATGATCTGCGTGTTGCAGTTGATGTAGATGCCGATCGCCGAGCCGCTGCTGGAAAAATTGCGGACGGAAATATCCTCGAACACGCACGACTGCGCATTGTTGATTTCCATGCACACCAGCGCGTTGCCGCCGCCGTCCAGGGTGAAGCCGCCGATCTTGACGCCGTTCATAAGAGACGGGAACCGCATCATCGTGATGGCGCTTCCGCCGGTGTAGGTGATGGTGGTGTTGTTGACCGTGCCGAAGGTGCCGGCCCAGCAGCCATCGCCGATGATGTTGACGTTGCTGCCGAACGATAGCGTGGCATTGATCGAATACGACCCGGCCGGGATACGCATGGTCTTGCCGTTGCCGGATGTGGAAGCCGCCGCGGCATAGGCGGCAGTGAACGCGGCCGTGGAATCGGTGACGCCCGTCGGGTCCGCGCCGTAGTTGACGACGTTGACACCGACGCCGTCGTTGACCTTGAGCGTCAACTGCGACGGGATGAAACTTGACCATGTGCCCGTGACGCCGGTGCCGGCGACATTGATGACGGCGAACTGCCCTGCGGACTGCAAGCCGCCGGTGCTGGAATGGATCGAGGTGCCGTTCGCATCCCACGACAGGTTCTGCTGCCCAGCCGGTCCGCCACCGCCGGATGCGGAAATGTTCAGCACGCCGCCGCCGGCATTGGTTCCGGAAATATTGGAAGCAAAATTGAGCGTCGTGAAGGGCCCGCCACTAATGGTCGAGCCGATATTCTGGGCAATGATCGACCCCGTGGGCGTACCCCATGTGCCGTTGCCGAACAGTACCGTGCTGGAACTGGGCGTACCCGACGCATTGATGGCGCTGATCGGTACCGACAGTGCGGCGAAGTAGGTTGTCGAATTGATGATGCCGGCGGTCAGGCTGAATGTGCCGCCCTCGACATAGCCGACGAACTGGGTCAGGCCCTGGCGCCGCACCAGCCGCACGATGTTGATGCCGGTCGTGTTCAGCGTCGGCGCGCTGCCGCCGTTGGCCCAGGTCACGTTGCCGGGCCATGTGATGGTGTTGGCGCCCGGCGCGTTGATTTCGATCGTGAGTTCGCTGGCGAACTGGAACCCGCTTAGACTCGGCACGCTGGTGGTGTCGGCAATCGTGTAGGTGATGTTGCCACTGACACTGGCCTGGCGCTGGTAACTGCCGTTGATGAGGTCGAGCGCCACCGTGCCAGTCGTGCTGGGGATGGTGTAGGCGAACTGCCATGGCCCGTGCTTCATGCGCACACCGGCAGCAGCCCGGATGTAGCCACACGTTGTCCCCAGCGTCTGCAGGCCTTCCTGATTCGGCGTCTCAAGCTGCTGGTAGTTGATAGCCGTGCCGGATTCGGTAATCATCGTTGGCGACGACAGGATGACCATGCCGCCCGCGGCCGGGGCCCAGCTACCCGATGTCCGCAACGCCTGACCAATCAGCACATTCCAGTGGAACGGGCTCGGCGTGATCGCGTAGTTGCTGATGATGGTGCCGTAGGTGCCGTTCGTCTCGGCATTGGCAAGAACGAACCCGTCGATCGCGCTGGTGTTCAGGACATGGGACCAGTCGGCGCTGGTCAGGCCTGGGCCGCGCAGGAAGTTTCCAGAGGTTCCGGAGCCGGGAACGCTGCCACCCCCGCCGGGGTTGACCCATGTCCAATGGCCAGTGGCCAGATCGTAACTGGGGATCTGTGTGTCGCTGGGTGAATTGGTTGCCAGCAGCGCCGTAGGCAGAAGCGTGCTCGGCAGCAGTGACAAGCCGGCGTCGAGTTGTTTCCAAACCAAGTGGCCAGTGATAGGGGAATCGGTCAGTACAAATCCATGGTTAATAGCCCCAGGCCCCGACACTCGACCAACATTGCTTGTCGAATCAAGTACTATTATTTGGTCGCCATTGCCTTGGAATGCAATAGGCAATTGCAACGTATCCGGGTGCAATGCACCGGGGTCAACATTGCCGGCAATAGTGGCCACACCGGCGGTGACGCCGGTGACATACATTTGCACGGGGTTTTGCTCGAATATCGCGGGCTGACCCGTAAACTCCAATCCCGTCACCGTCGATGGCGCGACAATGGCATCTTGCACCGTGATCGTTGTGCCCGTCCCCGGAACGATACTAAGCTGCACCGGCGACCCGATTGGCATTGTGTTGCCCGCAACGCCGCTGGTGATCGCCAGCGTCACCACGATCAATTGCAGCGCCGGGATGTTCATGCTGCTAATCTGGCCGATCATGGTATTGGTGATGTTGCTGACCTGGATCACATTGCCCGGATGCAGGCTCGACACATCGTTGACAAAAATGCTCTGGCCAATGCCGATCGGCGCAATGGCGAATACCGCTGTCGTGACAATGCCGGTGCTGCTGCCGCCGGAAAAATTGTCGATTTCGTACTGCTGCTCCTGCGCGATCATCGTCGACTTGTCGACCGCGTTCTCGGTCGCTGTCGAGGGGTTGGGATCGTTCGGCGTCCACTTCGTATTCTGTGTGACGGACGTGTTGCGGCTGATGAGGACATCGCTACCCACCGGCAGCGCCACTGTCAGCACCACGGTGCCGGTGGCAGCCGGGGAGTTGCCGGTCGGGCTGACGGTGTAGTCAGTGCCGTAGACGGCCGGCGTGCTGACTCCTGTGGCGATGACCTTGGTCGCGACGACGATCTGCCCGAAGGATTGGTAGGGCCAAGTGATCGGAAAATTGGTACTGGTGCCGTCGCCGGAATATGAGATTGGCTGGTAAGAAGTCAGAATCGTCATGTCAGCGGTTTCCGGTAGCGGTATTCAGGTTGGGCACTGTCGGGGATGTTACGCCTTTTCCGGTCAGCAATTGGCTCGGCGCGGCGGCAGTCGATGGCTTCCACCATGGCGTCGAACCGAAATTGGTTTGTGCGCGTTGCTGACTGCGCTGGCTGTAGCCCGGCGAGTAGTAGTCCTGCAGACGCTGAAAGATCAGATGGTCCGTGACCTGCTTCGTGTACCACAGGTTCTGAAACGGCGTCATGTTCTTGGCAAAGCGCACCGCGGCATCGCCGAACTGATTGCGCTTGCTAGGATCGGTCGCCGCCTCCTTGGCGCTGCGCCCGAGGTCGTACAACTCGCTGGCGCTGGATACCACCGGCCCCAGCATGTCCGTCAGGTGTTCCTTGTAAGGCGACACCAAGGCGTTGCCAATGATGTCGCCCAGCAACCCCGTGCTACCGCCCTGGATCCATGCACGCGCGGCAAACTTCTTGTCCGTCATGTCCTGCGGGTTGCTGCCGCTGGCGAGCGATTTCATCTGCACCGACAACGCGCCCAGGATCGTGCTCGACGCGATCAGTTCCGCAGCGTACAGGATCTTGCCCGCCGGCGACGGCATCGACTGCAGCCGCTGCCAGTGGTTTGCCATCATCGCCACGGGAAACGACTTGAACTGCAGGATCGAGTTGACCAGCTCGCCGCCCCACGTACCGCGCTTTGCCGCGCCCAGTACCGACTGCACCGAACCCCGCGCCCAGTCCTTCATCATCGGCACGACCGTGCCCTCGTCCATGAAGACGGTGCCGACCAGATGCTGCAACGCATCCCGGCGCGCGCCGTTGCTCAGGCCATCGATACGGCCGATCGCATCCGGCGTCAACATGCCATCGCTCAATTCCGCCTGCCGCCAGATGTTCCATGTGGAACTTATCACCCCGCGACTTTCGAGCAATTGCCGATCATGTGCAGACATCGATTCCATCGTCTCATGCGCTGAGACAAGGCCACCGAGCTTGTCCATCAGCATGGCACCGGCACCGGTGCGGCGGACGTTGTCGAGGAAGTTGAGGCCTGATACCCGGAACAAGGTATTGGCGACTGCGCTCGGCATGCCGTGGCCGAAGGTTTCCTCGCCATAGCGGCTGATCGCGTGCGTGACCGCTTCGACACCGACACCGTTGGCGCGCATAGTCTGGCGGAAGTCGGCGCTCGTCCAGGCTTTCAGGCTCGCCTGCCACATCTTGAACGCCGGGATATTCCACGCACGCGCCACCGCGCGCATGTTGCTGCCGTCAGTGATCGCGCTCAGCGTCGCGCTGCCGAGCTTGGGCAAGACCATGAGCGTCTTTGCGATGTCGAACTTGTGGGCCAGGTTCGGGTTGCCCATCGCACCCATCTTGCCAGACGACAGCATGAACTGGGTTTCGGTTGTCGCCAGTTGTCCCTTGAGCTTGCCCAAACTTTCCCGACGAGCGGTAGCGTCTGCCTGATAAGCGGTATCTAGCAGTTGCCGGAATCCTGCCTCGCCGTTGGGTCCGAATGTCTCCAAGGTCGCGATCTGCTTGGCCATGCCCTGGATGTGGCCGGTCATGGTTTCCAAGAGGCTGCGCTCGCCGTACTTGGCCTGGTAGTCCATGTAGGCATCGGCATTGGCGAAGTGCAGGACGCGCTCATCCTGGCCGCGATTCTTTATCGCACCGGCGCCTTGATGCTGGCCGGGCTGGATCTGGTTGGCGCCATCGGTAGAAATCGAGTCGTACGATTGCCGCAGCACTTCCGTGACCTGCGCATCGTTCATGAGACTGCCGTCAGCATTGACGTAGGCCTCGCGATCCAGCCGCGGCAACACGTCAGCGGTCCATTTTTCTAGTCCTGCGCGCGCCGCCTTGACCTGACTATGGCTCTGCGGTACCGCCCAGTTTTTCAGTTGTCGGATTGCGCCACCGGCCGCATTGAACTGCTGCCGCAATGGCTCGGCGACATTGTCAGACCATGCTTTCGCTGCCGCCTTGGCTGCCGGGTTCTTGCTGTCCTCGCCATACAGTTCCCGCAGCACATCGCGCACGGCCTGCTTGTTCGTCCAGAATCCAAGGTACTGCTGCGTCGCGGCAACCACCGGCGCGATCTTGCCGTTGTAGTAGCGCGCAATGCCATTGCGGCGCTGTTCGAGACTGCGCACATTGCCCTTGCCGTCGAGGTTGTCCGCGAGCAGGCGCCGTACCGCATTCATGGCGCCGCCGACCTTGGGTCCGTAGGTGTCGATGAACTGCTGGTTACGATCATGCGCAATGATCTGCGCCGCCACGTTGCGCGCGTTGCGCTCGGCCTCGGCCTGCAGATCCTTGGCCACGCGCTCTGCGGCCGTCTGCAGGCGTTCGCCGGGGGATTGGCTGGCTATCGTGGCGCGGTCTTCGCGCGCGTTCAGGCGCACCGCGCTGAGCAGGCGTCCCTCGATGTCGCGCAGCTCCCCCGCAGTCAGGGCGCGACCGGCGGCGCGGGTAACGGCATCGATGCAGTCGCTACGCATCATCCCCTCCCAAAACACGCCGCAGCGATTTGATGCAGCACGCCCTCTTGCTTGGCGGCTGCGACCCCTTCCAGCGCCTGATTCAGCGCATCATGCCCGGCAACCGGGACTCCATCAGCACCGGGGATGACGGTATCGGGGCGCCGGTCGATGACGGATTGGGCCTGGTCGACGGACTCTCTGGTAGCGGGGTCGAGGCTTCCGGTTTCGCCGGCAGGTTGTTCGTGAACAAGCGCAGCCGCGAGTGCTTTGTCAGCTCCTGGGCCTGCGCGATCGACAGCGGCGCGATCAATACCAGACCATCCGGCGTCTGTCGTATGTCCCATGATCGCACGCGCAGTTGCATGTGAAGCCGCGTCTTTGCCATCGGTTTCCACCAGTCTCTTGAGGGCTTGGGTAAGTTTGCTGATTGCCTCTACTGCGGTTTTGGGCCGGGCGGCTTGAGCACTTCCACCCTTCCCACCCGTGGCCCCAGGCTTCTCAGCCACTGTCCCACGGTCGGACCGGAGCCCGGCATCTGCACGACGTTGCTTGTCGAGTTTGGCGTTCGCTGCGGCGCTTGCTTCGTCGGTTCCTTTGCCATGGCTGAATCCTGCCCCTTTCTTTTCGCCGATGATTTCCCCAGTCACTTTATCGTACGCCCGCAGCGTATGGTTTTCCAGATACTGCTGGGCCTTTTGCATGTTTGCCGTGTGCTCGGCCTCGGTGTTGGCATGCGTGATGAACTCGTCGCTGCCGCCAGTATCGCTGGCGCGGCGGAATACATTGCCTTCGCCGAAGTAGTGGGCCAGCGTCTCGCCCAGCGTGCGGATCAGGGCATCGCCCACCGGGTAGCCATGGGCTTCGTTGGTCGCATGCAGCATGTCGGCATCGGCGAACCCGACGACGGGCTTGCCTTCCCCGCGCGCCAGCATTTCCGTGTAGGCCGCGTAACTACCGACGCCCTGGATCCGGCGCCCGGCGACGGTCGTGCTCAGCCGGTCCCGGTTCAACAGGGTCGCCCACTCTGTTGTCTCAGCCGGCGTGAGACTGTCGGTGTTGTGCTTGTTCGTCAGTTCTGCCAGGCGCGCGGACTCGATCATGTCGGAACGACGTTCGATTCCCGTGAACGCAGGCGTCTCCGCGCCCATGCCCGCCTCGGCGACAGCCTCGGCCGCTGCTTGCATATGGGCATCAGCCGCCGCGGCTCTGAGCGCGTCCTGCGCAGGATTGGGGATGGTGTCGACAGGTTTCAGGTCCGCCACTGGTTCGTCGTTCATCAGCGCGCGCGCGGCGGCCGTCATATTGTCGACGTGATTGTTGCGGCTGATGGGGTCGGTGGGCACGCCATTGGCGGCGCCTTCGACATGGGCGGCATCCGCCGCTACGTGCGCGGCGTCAACAACGGACGGGGCGGCGTGGAAATGGCCAATGCCACCAAAGAAGGTGCCGAGGATGGCATCGCTGGCCAGCGCTTGGCCATCCAGCACAGCATATTGCTTAGCCATCGCGTCATAGCCGTTCTCCGCAAGCGCCGTGTGCATGGCCGCGCGATCGGCGGCGCCGAACAGGACGTTGATCGTTGCGCCGGAAACCGCGCGCGTTGCCAGCGTTTTCCCGACGCCCGACAGGAACGGCGTACCCACGCCGACGCCGGTCATGAGGCTATCGGCGGCGCCCAAGGCGTGGGCAAGGTTTTTGTCGACACCGCGCAGTTGCATGCTTTCGCTGGTGTTGTAGCCTTCGGTGCCGCCAGCAACTACTGCCGCGCCGATGGGGCCTGCGAGCTCGGCGCCGGCTACCGCACGCACGCCGACGCTGGCCACGCTATGCAGGATGTTCCCAGCAAAGCCGGTGATGTTGGGGTTTGGCCGGAATTGCTCGATACCGTCCTGCGCCGCTTGGCGGGTATGTGCATCGATTTCCTCTTGCGTATGCTCCACCGGTGGCTGCGCCGGTGCCGTGTAGAAATCAGGCGATGGCGACAGCGCGCCCAGCATGTCGACGCCGGATTCCTCTACCAGCGGCGCTGCCGTTTTCAGCGCGCCTTCGCCAACACCGGTAGCGACCGCCGTGGGGATGCCGGAAAAGAATCCCGGCTGCGGCGGGCCAGCCGGGCCCATGCGCTGGATTGCGTCGAGCGCGTTGTTCTGCTCCTGCGGGAACAGACCGAAACTCATCGACCGCGTCCCCGCATCATCGGCAGAGAATCGGTGGCGACCTTCTCCGGTTTCCTCGGAATCGGCGGCGGCAACTCCTGGTTTCCGGTCATGAGCTGGCCCTTGAGCAGATCGAACACGACCGGCTGACCGTCCTTGCCAGGAAGGTAGCCGCTGCCACTGGTGACGGCGTACTGGCCGGGGCCGATGTCGGTCATCGTGTAGGACTGCGGCGAATGGTCTTTCGGGTCGAGCCCGGCCTGCGACATGATCGTTGGCCACACCTTCGACACCGCGTCCGGGAAATCGGACGGCTTCATGCCGTACGGCGCCAGAGTCTTGCCGGTGCCATACTCGATCACCCCACCGGTAGTTGCTTCCACGGCCTTCTTCCACGTGTCAGCGTCCACCGTCTTGTCGTTGCGCTGGCTGATGGGGTAGGCGGCCGTGTAGTACGCCATCGCGGCCTGCATCGCCATGTCGGATTCGCGCTGATTGCCGGCGTAGGCCTCGGTCGCCCCAGTATCTTGCCACGCCTTGCGGAACGCTCCTTCTGGTGGCATGACGATACTGACTTCCTTTTTCTCGCCCTGCGGCTTGAGCATCGCCGCGCCCTGCAACACCATCGCCGCGGCTTGCGGATTCTGATCTGCGATCGCGCCCGCATGAGCTATCGCTGGATGGTTCGGCGCGATCTGGCCGAGCAGGGCCATGTAGTGTTCTGGGTTCGCGTTCGCTGCAACCTTCGCCGAGGCCAGATAGTCCTGCACCTGCGACGGCTTGGCATTGGCGACAAAGTTGGAAAACTTGAGCGCTTCGTCTTTCGACAGCGGTTCATAAGGCGTACCGAACTGCTGCGCGATCTGCGCCGACTGTTCGTACCGCGCGCTCAGTTGCGGCACGAGTTTGCTGGGATCGCTGAAATCCAGCGGCGTCGTGGTCTTGAGCCCCTTGACCTGATCGAATCCCACCGGATCCGCAGCACGCTCGGTGTTCACGCGATTGATGGCCTGACCGATCATGTCGTGCAACTGCATGCCGGTCGCGCTTGTCGAGCCCTTGCTGGATTCGTAGATCGCCTGCTGCTGCTCGGGATTGGCGGTTGCGACCTTCGCGTACTGCGCTCCGAAATCCTGTAGCTGCGATTGATGCTGGTACTTCATGAGCCCGATCTGAGGCCCGTACGCGCTTTGCCACTGCGCCAGACTCGGCGGGTCTTTGGCGCCTTCGCCGCGTTCCCACGCTGCGCTCGCGTCATTGAACTGCGCCTCGATCTGCGTGCGCTCGACCGACCGATCCTTGCGCATCAGGGTTTGTGCATGCGACAGCATCGCTGCGCGCCCTGGTGGCGTCAGTTGCGCCAGGAACGCCGGCATGTTGTCGGTAGTCGAACCCTTGTCCGGTTCCGGCGCGTTGGCGAAACCGGCAGTCGCGGTCATCGCCTTGTCCATGTTGACCTGGACCAGGTGCTTGACGTCGCCTACGGTGGATTGCGCGTTGAGGCCGTTTTGGGATAGCACCTTGGAAGGTTCGCGGTATCCAGCCTTCGTAAGTAGCTCGCCGAATGGTTGGGAATCGGGTGCGCGAATAATTGCAGGAGCAGCTCCAATACCGAACCAGTGGGCCAATCGCTGGTCGTACGGCGTAGGGTCGCGACCGAGACTTTGGCGTAGCGCCTTTTGGCTATCGGCCATTTGAGCAATGCCCGACTTAACTTGCGCGTCCACATCGCCACGATCCGCCCCTCCGCTGTATTGCGCCCACGATGAATCGATCTGCCCAAACAACCCGCGCGCGGTATGTCCCGGAACATTGCTACCGACATCTGGCCGCATGCTTGATTCAAGCTGCGCCTGCGCAAGCGCCGTGTTTGGGTCAACGCCTTTCGATTTGGCCTCGGCGACGATCTTTGCCTGAATGCTATCAGGCGGCAACGGATGCTCGCCCGTCAGGATCGCCGCGGCCTTGCTTGGCATCGCCTGCACAAACCCCAGGCTCGCGCCCTCGGCAAGCTGCTGCTGGGCCCGCTTGCGCAAAGCGATTTTATCTTCCGGATGAAGTTCGCCAGACAGCGTATTGATCGTGTCGAGTTGGCCCTTTAACCGTTCATCGTATTGAGAAGGGTCTTGCTGTACCGCCGTCGCGTCGTGAGTGATGCCATCATCGATACCGCTGATGCGCCACGCGCGTCCCGTAGCCATTTCCCAATTTACGGCATTGTTGAACAATCGATTGTGCATAGCACCGATGCGTTCTATCGCAATGCGCTGGACACGCGGATCAGTTTGCTGATCCACGAGTTTGTTGGCCCACGGTTCAAATTGCTCCTTGAGTTTGCTGACGTACCCATCACCATTCTCGGCAATTCCGGAATTAGGTTGGCCCGACGTCGCCTTCAACTGCTCCGTGATTTTGTTGAACTGCTCGTCGCCATCCATTAGATTTTTGGTCAGCGACGTGACTTGATCCGCCTGCTTGCGCTGGTAGTCGATGCGCGCCATGTCGCTGGCCAAGCGACTACCTTGCTGGCCCAGGCCTTCCAGCGCCTGACCCACGGCTGGCGTGAAATTGGCGCCCTGCGCGTTCGGCGCGGCGTCGGAACCCGATGCCGGGACCGTGGTCGGATCGTAGGTGATCTGGGGCATCAGCCGCCCCAACCGCCAGCAGATGAGCCGGCAAATGCGTTTGAACTCGTACCACCGGCCGTCAGGTAGCGGTAGGAACTGTAATTCGAGAACGAACTCAGCGCGCTGCTGGCTGCGCCGATGTAGCTGGCGCTACGTGCCGCACTTGCGTTCTGTCCAGCAACATTGGCCTGGAACTCATCCAGTTGCCCGGCTGCCAGCAAGCCACGACCTTGCATGGTCGAACGATAGCGTTCATTGAGCGCGTTCAGTTCCAGATCGGCGCCGTTCTGCGCAAGCACGCCAGCCGTTGTGCCGCTCGTGCTGCCCGTACCCTCGATCGCGCTCGCGCGTTCCTTGCCAAGAATCTGATCGTTCTGCCGGCGCATGGCCAATTCGTTGGCGCTACCCGCGGCCTCGGCTGACATGGCGTTGTCGCGGTTGACGGTCGCATTGTAGTTGGCCGCGCTCTGCTGCGACTTGTAGGAAGCCGATTGCGCCTTGCCTGCAGAAATAGCCCCGATGGCGGAAATCGCCGCCATTGCGCCCATGATGACGATCGGTGCCATACCTACCTCACTCGCGCGTACAGGTACATATCCTGGCCGGTTTCCAGATATTTCACCATCAGCCCCTCGCACTTGAAGCCGAACCGCTCGGCCCAGCGGATGGCTTTGGCGTCCAAGGGGTCGATGGCGGTTTCGATTCTCCCGTCGCCATGGTACTTCAACCAGCGATGGATAGCCCGCGTCAGGCTCAGCGCGTTCCTGCAGAAATCCGGCGCCAGATACGCCCACACGTACTTGCGCCCCGGCCAGAAGTGGATCAGGCCAATGCTGGCGATGGGGTCGCCGTTGACGGTCGCGGTGAAGCAATCGCCGGCTTCCTTGAGCGCGATCGCATGCTCTGTCGCCGAGGGACCACCCAGGCGCATCGTGAATAGCGGCACATTCAGGGACTGCAGATCGTAGGGATGAAACTCTCTGACTTCCATCAGCCGTCAGGCTCCTCGGCAAAGGACGTGGCAATCGCGCACAAGGTCAACGGCAACGGCTGTGGCGCCGTCACCATGACACGCCCCTCACGGTCCCACTCGCCGTTGAACATGTCGCGCGGCGTGTCGCCGGTGAATATCGGCGGCGGGTCGTCGTTGGGCACATCGGGTTCGCGCAGTTCGATTTCGATCATGCTGTCCAGATCGCGCCCCACTTGCGGACCCAGCGTATTCAGCAAGCGCAGGGTGTAGCGCACGTTGCGTTTGAGCTTGCCCATGTTGGACCCGGTGGGGTCGCCACCTTCGGGCTTCATGGTCTGGAACACCGCGGGGGATTTGATTCCGCATTGCACGACACTGGCCGGGAACTGCAACGTCACGAAGTCGTCCAGGTTGGTGTAGGACTGATCCGGCTGGCACGCGCCATCGGCCAGGATCGAAATCGTCGACCCGTTCCACGCAGGGTTGCCGGCGAATCGCGTCACCGTCATGCGCCAGGCGTTGGCCGGGATCAGTGCCACGCTAGGCCACGCCACGTCGATGTCCGCCGCCACGATCAGCGGGGAAATGTACTGCGTGATCTTGGCAATAGCCTTGAGCCCCAGCGGGTATTCCAGACCATCCGGACCCACCTGCGTGCCCAGGAAATCGTAGTGGATGAAACGGCCCTCGTCAGTCGGGGCAAACACGTCGGTCGATACCTGGAACAATACGCCAGTCGAGCCCACGACCAGCGCGCCGGGGTCGGGCGTCAGGTCGGCATTGATGGTGTTGTTGAGTGTCAGTCCGCAATCGACGTAGAACGCATTCTGCTGCCGGTCGCCGGGCAGGTTGTAGTACGGCTGCTCGATGCGCTCGATGCTGTACTGGATATGGCCGGTGCCGTCGTTCGTGGCGCGCGCGACTTCGACGTACACGTCATCCCAGTCACCGGTGCCGTTCGGCACGACGCAGATCGCTACCGCTTTGCCATGGCTGCCCAGGTCATGCCGCGCCCAAGATTTGACCGTCTGCTCGGGGCTGTAGGTGAAAGAAATGAGCGCGCCATTGCCGAGTACCATGAAAATGGTCATGAACGGATTCTTGGCGAACGCCATGGCGATGATACCGCCATTGGTGATGTGCTCGGACAAAACGACAACATCCTGCGATGTGTAGGAGCCGTTCGGCCCGGCGTTGAATGCGAACGTGGACTCGCGCAGCACGCGCCCGTTCTTGGTCACGAACAACGTATATTGCTGCACGCGGATGGGCTGAACGGCGCGGCAACCGTACTGCGACTGCTGCGGGATCTGGATATTGCCGGGGCCCAGTGGATCGGAAATCGACTGCTGCGCCACCAGGAACTCGCCACCGCTGGTGCCGACGAACAGCGTATCAGCCGGTGAGACACAGGCGACGTCGTTGACCTGGTCAGACAGGAACGGTTCCGTGATCGCCGAATCCGGCAACACCTCGCCGAAACTCTTGTCGGCGAAATTGGTAAAGTCGCCAACCACCGACGCCCACATCAGGTTGCGCCCGAAGAAGGTCAGGCGCTGGCGGAAGAAGCAGGAAATGGCCGGAAAACCTTGCGCCGTGCTCCACGCCCCCATTTCCCAGCGATTGGTCGCGCCGGGGATGCCGACGACCGCCTGCGGCAACTGGCGCAGCACCACGCCCGTCACCACCTTGGTCGTTGAAAATGACTGGATCAACACGACCCCGTAACCACAATCCTGATACGACCACTCCATGCCGGTCGAGTACCACGAAGTCGATCCGATGGGGTCGATGACGGTAGACTGGTCACCATCCCACGCATTGCCTTCCGTGTGCACCAGCGTATTCGGGCCGGCCTGCACAAACAGTGGCGGGCCCGCGGCGCTGAATGGCGCCACGCCGGGATCGACGGATTCGCACTGGTAGGTGATGTTGCCGCTACGCCGTTGCACGCCAACGGATACCACGGGCGTCTTGATGCCGGGCGACCAGGGCTTGATCGACGTCAGATCCTGCTGATGGATGCGGAACAGCGCGCCCACATGGCCCGCCTGGAAAATGTCTTTCGACGCCGTGATGATGACCGTGCTGCCGATCGTGATCGTTCCCGCGACATGCACCGTGGACAACAGGTCTGCATTCTCGTCGTTCCACGGGCCGTCGACATTGGCGAACGGGAACAGCGTCCAGTTGGTCGCGCCAAAAAACGACAGCACCTGCGGCGGGTATTTCGGATGCGTCAGGTAGATGACGTCGATCGACTCGGCGCCAACGACTGCCGGGGAGCCATCGGCATTGAACAGGTCCGCCTGCGCGTACGGCGTCGGGATGAAATAGGGGTTGTTGAACGCATCCAACACCAGGCCACCGTTGAAGAAAAAATACAGCTTCTTGTCGGTGAATTCCAGGACGTAGGATTCGGTCTGACTGCGTGAAAAGCGCAGGATCACGCTGGGGTCGAATGAGCTGCCCTGATTGGAATGACCGATGAAGCGGCTACCGCCGCGGCGTAGCGCGGGGCCCTGCACGGTCGGTATCATGTTCAGGCAGATGCGTCCGCCCTTCATGTACTGCGGCAGGTCGACCCGGCCCTCGATCAGCGGGGATAGTTCGCCCGCATTGAACGAGGACCAGACCAGTGAGGCTGCCATGCGAACTCCTTAGCTGCCGATGCGCGCCAGCATCCAAGTATCGTCTGGAATCGTCTCCGGTGGCAACTCGATGGCTTTGGCGTTCAGCGCTTCCCAGACCGCTTCCTTGAATTCCTGGGCCAGCGTGGCCTTTTTTGCATTGGAATTGGTGATGAGCTCGCACAGCTCCCATGCAAGATAACTGGCAAATGCGGTCGTGAAAGCGGCATCGAACATGTTGGGGTCCGTCTCGCGCTTGCCGTAGATGATCGACAACGGCGGCGGGATGTTCGACCAGATCTGCTTGCCGACAATTCGGTAGTCCTGCGTGCGACCACCATTGTAATCAGCCAAGCTCACACCCGGCATACTGATGACGTTCAATGGCGAACCGATGTTCGGCTGTACCTGCGACGCCAGTTCCAGGCGCAGGTAGTCGTCGGGGAGCTGGTACGCGTACTGGTACTCGAATGGCGGCACCGCGGTCAGTGCCGGCAGGTTCGTGTAGGCGCGGTTGAAGTTCCAGCGCCGGCGCTGCATCTTGTCGCGATACATCCCATAGCAGCGGTTGAACGCGGCGGCGCGCGGCGTCGGCTGATCGAACGACACAATGGGCTGCTGGCCCAGCTTCTGCAGGGCCAGGTTGGCGATGTCGACGTCTGAAATGGCCATGGTCAGCTATTCGGGAACGCCAGCGTGGGCGGAGTGAAGTTGGAAGTGTAGCGCCCCACGCCGCTGGTCACACGATACTCGTCGATGAAGCCGTTGATGAACTGGGCACCGTTGAACCCGGAGCCGAGCAACATGTGAACGTTGGTGTACACGTTGGAGTCCACGTACGTCGACCCCACCTGTATACCATCGAAAAACATCCGCGTGTTACCGCTGACGCGAGACAACGCGATGAACGTCCATGCGCCCGTAGAAATCGCCGTGCCCGTGATCTGAATGGCGTTGGCCGTGAAATAGTTGATCGTCGTGCCATCGAAATAGATGGCCGGCGCCGCGTCCGGGTTGGCGCTGCGGAAATCCAGGATAATCATGACACCGGTGAGCGTGGTCGGGTTGAACCAGAACTCAATCGTGAAATCGCTGGAACCAAACGCATCGCCACCCGCGCCACTTACCACGGCAACATTCCCAGCGCCCGGCACTAGCAACGACGTTGGCCCAAACTTGACTTGGACGTTGCTCAACGTCGGCGCAGGAGCACCGAATCCCCACGTACGCGTGGCAATCTGGTCGATGTAGGTGGTGTCGCCGGGGGTTCCGTCGAAATGCACCAACGAAATCACATTGGCGAAAAACGGATCGGTTCCGCTGGCGCCGCCGAGCAAAAGTTGCTGATGAGAATTAGGGCTCATGCAAACCCGTTTCCGATCGTAGCCTGCCAGGTCGTACCCTGATCGAATGTGCTGATGGCCAGCAGATCCACCGCGCTCAAGCCCACGCTCACCACGCCAGTCACGCCGCCGGCCCACTTGAAGGATGCCGGGAACGCCACCGTCTTGGCCGAGCTCGCGTTCTGCGTGGTCTGGATCATGATCGTGCGCGCCTTGCCGGAAGCGGGCAGGTTGCTGAACGTGATGCTGGTCACATTGGCCGACAGCGCCAGAGTGAAGTAGTCGCCGAGCGCGCAGTTGACGTTGACCACACCGGCGCTGATCGACAGCGCGGTTTCGTTGACGGACCCGCAGAAGTTGGCCGCGACAAACTCGGTCGATGCCGCCTTGGTGGAACTGTCGCCAAACGCCTGCGTGCCCACCACCGGGTTGGTCATCGTCGGCGCCGTGGCCAGGACGATAGCCCCAGAGCCGGTGCTGGTGTTGCCGAGCAAGGTCACGGTGCCCGCGGCATTGGGCCAGATGATGGTGCGATCAGCAGCCAGGGACTGCACGTCGAATTGCAGTACGAAGCCGGTGGTGTTGTCGAAAAACGCCGGGCCCACCGCAGATGGGTACGTCAGGTTGTCGCCATTCCCAGTGCCGTCATCCCACAGGACGAACCCTGAATTTTTCGCCAGCACCAATCCGCGCCAGCGCAAGGTGGGAACACCCAGATTGGCCGTGCCATTGCCGGTCGGCAACAGATGACCGTTGACGTCAAGGATTGGAATCCCGTTGACGGCATTGACCGCCATCTTGCCGTAACCACCGGAGTTATCGATGCCGTAGGTGAAGGTCACGCCCGAGGCCAGGATTTGACCCATGGCCGAAACAAGAATGTCAGCCATTTCCTATCGCTCCGTTATGATCGAGAAGGCCGAGTCTTCCGTTATGATGTGGAAAGCGGAGTCTTCGGTGGTGATGCTGCCGCCGCCGCCTGATGCGCCGCCGGAATGGTAGATGGTGGGGCCAAGTCGGCCGATGGTCACGCTGACGCCAGGAGTACCGATCGCCAGCGTGACGCTGGGATCGGTACTGACGTAGATACTGCCGCCTTGTTTGCGTCGTGCCATAGGGCCTCCCCTACGGCGGCAACACCGCAAGGCCGGCCGCCTTGGTTTCGGTGAAAATGAGCTCGAACTGATCCAAGGCGAGCAAGACCTGTTCCTTGCTCGTCACCTTGGTCAGATCGATCACCAACTCGATGGCGCTTCCCACCAGCGTGCCGCTTGCCGTCAACGTGAAGTTGTACGGATCGGTCACACCTACGTTGATGCCGACAGTTTGATTGGCCATGGTCGATTACCGGGTGTACTGATATTTGCAGTACAGCGTTCCGGCCGCCGTCGCTGCGGTCGTCGAATAAGCGGCCAGGTCGTAGACCGCTTCCGGATCGCTCGCCAGCCCCAGGAGCTGCCAGACGCGCTGGCCTGCCGTGGTGATGGACAGATTCGTGAACCGCTTGTCTGCCGGCGCAACCGCAGACGCGCAGTTGATGCTTGTGGCAAACAGGTGGTCGGAATTGGTCGCGGCAACCGTCAGGCTGTTCGACAAGAACAGACCGACGCTGATCGCGCCGGCCGTCAGTGCTGTGGCGCCGAAATCGAGCCCGCTCGGGATGTCCGCCGAATTGACCTGGCAGAACGTGTAGACCGAGTTGGCCAGATCCGTTGCCACCGCCGGAATCGCGCAGGTGGCAATCTTGACCTGTAGCAGACCACTGTCGACGCCGGATTGATTGGCAATCGGTGGCGTTGCGTACGAATTGGCAAGCAACGTACCGTTGTTATGATTGATCGCAGCAGCCATGGCTTAGGCCTCCGAACAGTTGATCTGCTGGCATTTGAACTCCTGCAGACGGGTGGCTCCGATCATGAGCATGCTCGCGACCTGGAAGGGACGTGCGATCAAATCATCGCGCTGGTAAATCTGCGTGTTGTTGTCCTTCCACACGCCCGAACGCATGCCAGACTTGACCCATACCGGCAACATGCGGTACGGATCGGCCGTGGTCGGCAACAGCTCGGAATGGACAAACTCGAAACCCATGAAGCGGGTGATCTGACCTTCTTCCAGCACCGGCTTGTCCTGGAAGTCCATGCTGATGGCTTGCGCCTGGTTCAACATGTCGTCTTCCTGGATCGCCGACATACCGCAGTAGGCCGGATCGTACTCAAGCTGCACTTCCTTGGCGCGGAACTGCTTGCGCGCGGCGCGCAGCTTGGGAACGTTCAGTCCTGTCGGGGTCGAGCCGCCAGCGGTGCCAACACCCACCGCCACAATCTGGCCAGCGGGGAAGGCGATGGTGTTGGTCGGGGCATTGCCCGTGGTCGACGTGTTGCCGGTGAAGGCGTTGCCGAAGAAGTTCGCCAGCCACTGGCGATCCTTGCGGCGGTTCATCGCGTAGGTGAAGTCGGTGGCGATGTAGCCATCCGGGGAAATCGCGATTTCCAGCTTCTCGAAAGTGTCGACCAGATCGCCGATCCACCACTTGGTCGGGTAAATCCAGCGCCGATCGAGCGGGGTGTCGGTCTGGGTTGCAGGCTGCGCAACGCCAGTGACCTGGGTCATTTCGGTCGGGCCGACCTGCTCGGTCGCCGTCGCGCCGCTGCCTTCGTAGGTACGAATGGTCGAGCGTTCCCAGAAACGCGCAGGCATCTGCTGCGTCAGGTATTCGACTTCGGTGCTGAACTTGGTAATGAACCAAGTAGGAATGGAATTAATCACGTCAGGGACTCCGAAACGTTATCCCCTTAGGCGGGGACGGGATGGTTTCGGGTTGTCTGACGATGCAGGCCCAGATGTATGTGGCTGCGCAGGACCGTGAGGTTTGTCTGCTCGAATCTGCTTTTTCAAGTTCCTCCGGGTTCCCGTTCCCGGCCCGGAGGATTCTCGTTGGCAATTTCGTGATGCGATAGTGCGACTACGTTGCGGCGTTTGTCAAGCGCCTGCGTAGCCTTCGGCTATTCTGTACAGACGATCGAGCTCCGCGCTCGCACTCTTGTCGCCGCTGTGCGCGCGCTTGAGTAGTTCGCCCTTCTTCGCCGCCAGTTCCGCCTTGGCGCGGTTCGGCGTCATGCCGAAACCCAACTGCGCCTCACCCAGGCCACCGGCATTGTCTTCGCGCGCGGCGGCGCCGGCAAGATTGAGCAGGCGCATGAACTTTTCCGTGCCACCGGACTGCATCATGCGATTGGCGTCGTCGACGCTGATGCCAAGGTTGCGCATAGCGCGCCGGTTGACCTCGATGTTCTCATTGAACTTGGCGCCCCACTCGGTCTGCAGCTTGTTCATCGCCGCATCCTGGTCGGCCAGGAAACGAGTGTTTTCCGCCGTGACCGCCTGCTGGTTGCGCTGGATGTCGAGCTTGGCCAGGTTCTCGAACTGCTTCTGGCTGATGCCGAGCTTGTGCAGCTCCGGCGCGAGCGCCTTGACTGTGGCTTCGTCGGCCCCTTCCGGTGCCTTGTAGCCTTCCGGCGTCTCAGGGCGTCCCAGCTTCGTGTAGACCTTGCCCCAACCGTCGGCGTCGTTCTCGTCCTTCGGCAACGGCAGCTTGTCGCCATGGAACTGCTTTTCGAGCTCGGCGTAGGACTTGAGGGAATCGGACAGATCCTTCCAGCCCTTTTTCTCGACCAGTCCCTGCAGCTCCGGCGGGGCGCCGGAATACCACTTGTCGTTGGCGGCAGCGCCTGTTGCGCCCGACGCGCCGGTTGCTCCACCTTGCTGACCCTGTCCGCCAGCGGCACCTGTCGCACCCGCTGCGGAGTTGTCGCCCGACAATACAGCCGAGGCGGCTCCACTGCTTGCATCGCTCATCGAAATCTCCTAGAGTTGGGATGCCGGTATCGTCGTGAGACAACAGGCTGTTCCCGGCAGCGAGCGTGAGCCTTTCAGCAACGGCTCATCATCACGTAATTCCCCTGTACTCCCGGCCACCACACGGCGGGAGTCTATTCGTCCGTTTTTGCCGTACCAGCGTCCCGCGGCGGGATCGCCAACTGCACGACATCGCGCTCGGGAATACCCAGGATGCGATTGATGTGATACCAGACCTCCTGCCGCCCCAGCATCATCATCGTCGCGTTGGTGTCGATGCCGATGGGGCCGATGCTTCTGGGACTGGTCCCGGCGGCGCAGAACTTTGCCAGATCGGCCAGCACCAGTTTGCTGGCTTCCGGGATGTCCCCGTTCGGTGCCAGGAACATCGATTGGTACGCGCGCTTGACCTGGTTGACCTTGGGTTTGTCGCTCATGCCCCGCTCAGCACATTACCAGGGGCTGGCGCGCCACTGGCTTGCTGGGCCTGCGCCAGGTTCTTGATGGCAGCGCTGGCAGGGCCTGCAATCTGTGCCATGTTCGTCAGTTGCTGCTGCTGCGCCTCGGCGGCATCCTTGGCCTGCATTTCCTCATCCGTGTTCATGACGTCGGCAGGGGCGCCGTTGAAGTCGAACAGGTTCTTGAACGTGCGCGCCATGTTGATCTGCTTGAGCACGGTCGGGTCCGCCTGGATCAGCGGCGCCGCCTGCTGGAAGGTCTGCGCGATCGCAAGCGCCTTGCCCTGGCGCTGCATGACCTGCACCTGACCCTCGTAGACGATGTCGAATTCGATCCCGCCCATGCGCTTGACGGCATCGGGGGGCGGAGGCAATGCGCCTGCGCGGTGGAGGATGTCGATTTCCCGGGTGATGGTCGGGCCGAACAATTCAGACTGGATGCGTCCAATGATCGGCGCGATCAGGTAGCCTTGCTCCTGCGCACGCTGCAGCACTTCCGTGGCCGTCATGCCGGGGCGCTCGATCAGCATCGAAAAGATGTCGTTCAGGAAAGCGCGGCAGACCATCTGGCGCTTTTGTTCGAGCTTTTTCTCCGTCACCTCGAAATTGCTGCCGCTGGTGAACGGCACCACCAAAGGCTTGCCATCCGGGGACAGCGTGCCATAGTTCATGCTATTGCCGCGCAGATCGAACGCTCCCAGACTGCCATCGTCCGCCAACAGCAATGGCGGCTCGGCCGCGCGCTGGGTCTGGCGGATGTCCGACTTCTCCATTTCGTTCAGCGCCAGGATTTCCGGCAGCACATCCACACCCGGTCCGCGGCCGTACGTCTCACGGCTATTGACGTTGTAGCGCGCAATCATGATCGGCTGCGTATGGTAGCCGGATTCATGCACCAGGGTCTTTTTCTCCTTGAGCACGATGCAGCTACTGAACGCCATTCCCGTGTAGTCCTTGGCGCGCGGGTTGCGATCGTCGTTCGGGCAGATCATCTGCAGGTATTCGTGCGACTGCGTCGAATTGGCCTTTGCCTGCTCCAAAATCTCCGTCGGAAGCTTGTCCTTATCCAGGATCCCGCGCATGGCTGCGTCCATCGCCGCGCTCGCCGTCAGCGTGAAAACGCGGCAGATGGTGTCGATGACGCCCGCCGCGTTCTCCATGCCGAAGACCTCGGCCAGGTTCAGGCAGCGGTAGCGCAGCCCATACCCCATCACGTCGTCGACCATCCAGGGGCCGTTGCCAAAACACATGAGCTGTTTCAGGCATTCCCCGATCTGGTTCTGGAAATTGGCGCTGGGGGCGTATCTGGCATCGAACAGGCAGTCCGTCACCTGGTCGCACCAGATCATGGTCTGGATGTCCATCTTGAGTTTGGCGTTGCGCGGTACGACCCGATGCCAACGTGCGCTTGCCGGGCACAGGATGCTCTCAAGCGCCGCCACGCCATGCACAAGCGCCTGCGGGGCCGTACTGTCGAACACGCGATTGGTCTTGCGCTGGCCCTCGGACCACTTCTGCGTGAAGTCAGAATAGTTCGGCATCACGCGCTCTGACACCGTCTGCCACAACGTATTGAAGTTCCCGCGCACCTCGTACATGCGCTGGTACTGTTGGCAGATGATCCCAGCGTCGGCTGCCATACTAGCTGCCGAGCAACTTAGCGACCCCAGTGACCGGGGACGCGGGGTTCGTACCTGCAAGGATATTGCTCATCGCGCCGCGGCGCTGCCGGATGATGTCGGACTGCTGCTGCTTCTGCGCGGCCATGTCCAGTGTCGGCGGCGGGGGCGCAGGCGTCGGCGGGGCGATCGTTGGAGCCTTCGGCGTGTGCATGACTATCCCCTCACCGGTTCTTCACGTACGGTACTGCCGCCTTCGCTGGCTTTGGCCATGAGCCGGGCATCTGCCGCCGACTGCCGGATGCGGGCGTCGACGTTCTTGCGGAACTCGCGCTTTTCCTCATTGCTCGGGTTCTCGTCCGTGAACTCATGCCTGCCCTTGTATTCCAGCTTCCACCACTGCTTGGACTCGGACTGCGTGACGGTCACTTCGGTGTCGGACATTTTAAAAACCTCTGCCAAGTGGGTCTTCATCGTGCAAAGCGAATTCACCACGCTTCTTTTGCGCAAAGTAATCTACGCTGACCGGCTGCAACTGTCTAGCAACCTTCTGACCCTCGACGTGCGTGCGAAACGCGTCAGCCAGGTTGGAACTCCAATCGTGCACCGCGTATTCGGAATAGTTCTGGCGCTTGGGGTCGTACTTGCGGTGGTAGCTGCGCAGCGCTCCCAGACCCACTTCGCAGTGCTGCGCGTCGAACACGCATTGCGCCAGATACTGCTTGCAGCGGGTCAGGCTCCACGCCACACTCGGGGTCACAACGTTAACTCGGCTGCGATAACCGTAGTCCTTCTGCAGCTTCTGGGCGAACGACATGGCACCAGCGTTTGAGGGTTGCGGGTGGCCGGCGTCATGGGGGAGCGCAAAGGGAATTTCCGCATAGTTGAACTTGCGATCCACCCGGCGTTGATTTGCCTTGTCGACCAACCAGTCAATACCGACATTGGCCGCATTGTCGCAGTCGATGAAAACCGTCTCCCGGCCGATGCGTTGCGTCCACCAGATCGCCATGTCATTACCTTCGCTCGCGCCCAGATCGCAGGCCATGTCCACTGCAAATCCAGGATTGAACGGAACTTTGCATATCCGTGGCGGCGTCGCGCGTTCCATTTCCTCAAGGATCGATCCGTAGATACTGCCTGGCGTGGCTGCATTGAAACTGCAGTAATACTCCTGCTGGATGATCGCCGCCGCTTCCTCAGGACCACGTTGCGCGGCAAGTTGCCGCTCCTCCCTGGCGACCTCGATTCTAGTGAGCTCGATCACGTGCGACCACGGCAATTGGTGAATGCTGGTGATGAGCTGGCCTTCGTAAACGTACGCCTTGCCCTGCTGCGCACGCCGATCTAGAAACGCCTGCGTCAGTACGCCCGTGTCCTCGACCGTCAGGATTTCCGTGAACCACTCGCTATCGAGTTTGGCGTTTTCGTGTAGGCCGTGATAGTGATTGCGCCCGTATGGGGTGCTCGGGAAAATTGCCCAGCCGTTATTGTTCAGCAGGATGGGCGACAGTTTCTGCCACGCCATCGGGTTTGCGTAGGCGAATTCGCTGAATACGACGCCAATGGGCGGGCTGCCGATCAGACTGTCGTAGTTGTCGCTGCCGACCACCTGCCATGTGGATCCGTTGTGAAAACGGATGAACATGTCGGACTCGCGCGTCGTCGCGCGCAATTCCTTCGGGAAGGCCTGGTCGATCAGGCGCTGACCGGTGAATTCGTCCACCGCATCCCAGATCGCCTTGCGGGCCTGGCTGGCCTCCGGAAGCATGTGCCAGTACACACCCTGGCGGATATGCGCAGCCGGCGCAGTGTAGTTGAGACAGACCTTGTCTTTGCCACCGCGTCTGTGCCAGACAGGCGCAGCGCGCTTGCCGCCGGCCATCAAATAATCCCACAACTTCTTCTGATAGAAGCGACCGGTCCAGGCGTTGGGGAGGGTGATGTCAGGCAAGGGATGTTGGTAAAGACATTAGCGGGAAAGGAATGTTGTATCCGCCAGACCACAACCATTTTTTGAAATGGTAGTTATAACGGTAGTGAGTCTTCATGGCGAAAATTCCTGGAAAAATTCAGGGACTCCGGATCGCACGGAGAGTCTCATCGTAACCGGTCCTGACAGCCGCGCGCGTTTCCGGGCCTACCCCGGCCTTTGTGGGACTCCTACTCGCGCCTCGTACGCCTTCGTTCATATTTTACATAATGAACATACGTGCGCAGTGCGCGCATGCTATGTCATTGATTGCGCTATGTTTCATTGTATACATGTACATGTTCGGCTAACGTGCTGCTAACGTGTCAGTCATTGTCCGGCATCGGGTTATCCCGAGCACGCTGTCTGAGCTCGCGACGTGGCGCGGCCTTCTCGTCATACTCGAACTGGAATTGACTGCGCCCAAGGCCAACACCTAGGCGCATTGGCACGCCAGCAACCTCTGGCGGCATCATTTCGTCATATTCTTTGGCGACCGCAGTCCACAGCGCATGGATGGCGTCCACTGTGTCCTGGCCAACCCAGACGACTTTGGGCTCAATGCCTTGCAGACGCATGCGATTGATTTGCTCGCGTACAGCGCGATAGATGTCGCGGCCCTTGCCAGCA